GCGTAATGTTTGGGGTGTTTGAATTCAAACGTCATAGAGCTTTAAGGCCTCTCGAATCATATCTGCAATTTGGTATTCATCACAGTATATATTATCTTTGTTAGCTTTCAAGATCCCTTCAAGCTCTTCAATTAGTTCTTTTTTGTTTTTAGTGTTTTCCATATGCTATGTTTTTCACCTCCTTATTCCAGCATTGTCTACAACTTTTGCATTCGTTATTCTGTTCAGGAGCTGGACATGTCCTGCCAGCTGTCACCACAGTGCTGGTGTTGTCCCAGCCTCCAGCTGCTGCCTGATCAATCATTGGCATGCTAAACCGGATAACCAGGTTCTCTGGACACATTGGCAGGAAGTGCTTCACCCACGCCTCCCGCGTTGGCATCCAGTGCTTCACGGTTGGCGTAAGTTTACAGACAGAAAAGATTTTTAATAGATGAGCTTCGTCCTGGACATCTCCTGAATCGTGCCATCTAAATTCTTTAGATTTTTTTGAATTGATCAACAGCGCCATTGCGCCAGTCCAGAGCGGGCTCTTCGTTGCTTCTAGCCGTCTGTACTGAGCGTCCTGAACTACCTTGAACACGTAGCAGCCCTTCAGTGCATAACAATTGTAACAGACTGAGTCCTTCACCTGCCGGAGCTTGGACCCGGTTTTACATTCCTTGGCTGGCAGGCCATATGCCCATCCGGGCATTTTAGAAGGCTTGCTCAGGCCACCGACGATGGTCCACGCTTCACTTGTTTTCATTTTTTTGTCTTTCATAAAATTTGTTAAAAGCTTTTTCTGTAACTTTTGGAATAATATCTTCCACCAGTTTTTGACCAAAGTCGCTTTCTTCTCTGTTGCCATGATCAATTAAAAAAGCCCAGATCTCATTTGATGAACCTAACCATCTTCTTTGGAATTCTTTTAATGTAAATTCCTTTTCACCAAAAAATGCTTCGTCTATTTTTACTGTTTTTTCTTTCATATATTTATTTCTCCTTTATTATCCTATAATTACCTCATTAATTTGTTCCAGTCAATAGTTGGATCTAATTCTTCTAAGCTTGACGCTTGAAGCTTGCGGCTTGCTGCTTGGCGCTTAAATTTTTCATTATCTACAGAGTGGAAAGTGTTGAAGAACTTTTCACAGCTGGCCAGGTACGCCTGCGGCAGCTCTGAGTGCGGCCGCAGGAAGTAATGTGTCAGATCGTTGTGTTTAATTCTTTTCATTAATCACTTCTTCTAGAAATATTAATTTCTCAATAATTTCTTTTAATTTTTTTAAGTTAGTTGGCTGGAAGTGCAACGCCATCCCGGGTCTGTTATAAAACTCTAACAGTTCATCATTTATTTTTGTTAGTTCTGTTTTAATTGTTTGCATCATTTTCCTTTCTGTATTTCTCCATCTTCTCTTGATCTTCCTTCACTAGTCTCAGGATCTCCTCCATATAGTTTGCTATACGTGTAATTCCTTGAGTTAACTGGTACAACTGTTTATCATTGTCTGTCATAATTATTCCTTTCTAATTTTAACCTACATTATCCTACAGCGTTGTCAAGCTTGAAGCTTGCTGCTTGCCGCTCTTTTTTCTTTTTGTTAATTAGAATCATTCTAATCTGCTGCTTGCAGCTTGTGGCTTGCTGCTTGTAGCCGTTGGCCCGGAGCCATTCAGCATGGAGCTGCAGTATATTAATTCCGTAATTTTCTAATTGTCTGCTCATAATCTTTCTGATCCCAGATCCTACAACCTTGCAAGGTGAAGCTTTTAACTTACATAACGCAGGATCAGGGATCAGTAGAACCTACCAGCTAGAGTCGGTTCTACTACGATAAAGTCCTAGCCACCTTATCTGATCCCAGATCCATCACCGATAGTCACGCTGTGCACCCGTGACAGTAAGTAATGGATCAGGGATCAGTTCTGGTTGTCAGTTTTACCCATACAACCAGAAGTTGACCCAACTATTTAAAAGTATTAAAATAAGTTTAAATAATTATCTTATATAATCCTATTGACAAGTATTGTCAAGTGTTATATAAAAATAATTATGCAAATAAACAGAAAGGCAAATATGAGATTAAGACTAAATCAAGAGTATCGGAACAAGATTGCTAATAGAATGAGAGTACATCTTGAACAAGAAGATACGATTGAAAAACAAAACTATGACAATCTAAAAGCAGATCAGATTGACATAAACGACAATGCGTGGAAGATTGCACATAATATAGTTAGACGACACTATACTGAAGATGATGTTGCTAAAGCACAATACTTACAGAATAAATTTGAGAATGTAAGTACGATTGCTAAAGACAGTTGTTTTCACTTTCATTATCTTGGAATGAAAGAAGATAGAGACTATGACAATAACCCTATTATGAAAGAGGATACTATTGAAAGCCATTTTGATTTTAGATTAAATGGTAGTATGGAGAGTGATAGTGATAGTAATTATAGCGATAGTAGTTATGGTTATGCTTTGTTTCGTGATGAACTAAAAGCACAAGAGAACTGCAACCCAGATATTTTGATTGAACAAGAGGGTAAAGACAACAACCCACACAAAACAAAATATTGTGATAACAACAACAAGTATCTTGGTAATGATAATAGTGGTTATGGCAAACAATGGAATGAAAAATATCAATTAGATTTAATTGGTAGAGATTATTGTAGAGATAGATCAATAGCTTGTACTGAACAAGAGTATATGTTTTTAATAGATTGGAAAAAACAAAAAGGTCAATTTGTTATGGCACATCATAAATGGATACAATCTATTTTAGATCAGATGAAAGAAATTAAAGTTGGTCTTAAAGGTTATAAATACCTTGATGAGGCTTTAGAACTTGCAACTGAACTTGGTTTAAATATTGATGAGGCTGAAATTATTAGAACTAATAGTACAGGCTTAACTATCTACAATCCTAAAAATCTAGCTGATAGAATAAAAGGAATGAAAAACAAGAGAGTTAAAACACAAGCAGAAAAAATAGCAGAAAGGGTATTATACGAGCAGCAGCAAAATGAAAGTGTAAATTAACACTTGACTAATGTATGGGATTAATATAAAATCCCATACATAACAGAAAGAAAGGAATATATGTCAGAAAGAAATATAAAATACTTTAGTTGGTTTATGAAATCTAGAAATAAGTTTGCTACTTGTAGAGGTGTTGATGAACACGAATACTACGATGAATGGACAGGACAATTCAAAACATTTAAGTCAAAACAATGGAACGACCAAAAAGGTTTTCCATGTTATAACTTTTGGGATATTGATAGTGAACACCCAAGAACTGCGGTCAATTATTCTGTGAGGTTAGCATGAGTTATAATTGGTGTCATGGTCCAAACTGCCATACTTACACAACACAATCAAGAGTGAGAGGCAGCAAAGGAAATAAAGTTTTAAGAACTAGAAGAATAAAAGTATATCAACCAGAAACTCCACACTTTTACGATTTCTTTTGTAATCAAAATTGCTTACATGATTACTTACGATTGCATGCAACAGCTGTCGCTAACATTGCACCAAGACGCGAGGCACTCGAAACAAAGATCAAGGACCCGGTAAAAGAAACACATACAGGTAATTATGGTTATACTTGGACTAATACAAAAATTGAAAGGGTTGACAATGCTTGATTTAACCTATATTATCCCAGATATGAAAACAAACACAGATGAAAGAACAGAAGAAAGAAAGAATAGATTTACAGGTGAATCTATTATGTTAACTAAGCAAGAAGCTAAACGTCATGACTATATCTTTATAGCTGAGATGATGGCAACACTAGAAGATAAGACACTTGGCACAGGTGGTAGTAAGCATTGGCAGATTATGCGTAATCATTTGGATTGGTTTCGTAAGAACAATGCGAAAGCTTACATGGTCTTGCTAGATTAGTTATAAACTAAGCACGGGCGAGCAATCGCCCCTGCTTCCCTCCATCAATAGAGGTACCACAACCTCTTTTAACTTTGCAATTACTTAAATAACTAATTCACCTTTTTAAAAAAGGGGTCCCAAATTTTTCCCTTTATGCCTTGATTTTGACTGTCAAAGGGGTTAAATTTGTTATGGGACCCTTTATGCAAGTAGACCTAGAAAAAATTAAAAAATTACCCCCAGACGTACGTAAAGACTTCATGAAGATGGCTTTGAAGTTAAATGAAAAAAAGAAAATTTCTAAAGTCAATTCTGATTTTTTATCTTTTGCAAAACACATGTGGCCAGAATTTATTGAAGGTAAACATCATAAAATTATTGCAAAAAAATTTAACGAAATGGCAGAAGGCAAATTAAAAAGATTAATTGTCAATATGCCGCCAAGACATACTAAGTCAGAGTTCGCTAGCTCCTTGCTGCCCGCATGGATGATCGGGCGTAACCCAAAATTAAAAATAATTCAAACAACTCACACCGGGGAACTAGCAATTAGATTCGGGCG